TGAAAAGTTAGACGAATGGGGTTTAGACTTGCCAGTTGATTTAAGCATTCAAGAAGTACTCGAAGCTGAGGAAGATGATTACGAAGTGCCAAACGAAATAAACACGGACATAGTATTAGGAGACTTATTTGAAATAGGAGAACACCGTTTACTTTGTGGAGATAGTACGGATAGCGACCAAGTAGCAAAGTTAATGAACGGAGAGAAAGCTGATATGGTATTTACAGACCCTCCATATAATGTAGATTTTAAAGGTCAAGATTTGTCAAACACAACAAAAGATGGAATTCAAATATTAGGACATAAAGGAGCAAATTCAAAGCACGATAAGATTAAAAACGATTCAATGCCAGATGATGAGTTTGTTGAATTTATGAAAGCAGTATTGTCAAATGTTACTTTATTTAATAAAGGTGCTTGGTATTTTAGCTTTTTGGATTTAAAATTAGACTTATTATTAACTCCTTTAAAAGAGATGGGGTATAATTGGAAATCAATTATTATATGGAAAAAGAATCAAGCTACATTAAGCGGTAAAGACTATAAAAGCAGATATGAACCTATTGTTTATGGTTGTCCTGAAAATTCATTTTATGGCGAAAGATATAAGCTAGAAGATATATGGGAATTTCAAAGAACATTAAAGAATGATTTGCATCCTACTATGAAGCCTATACCATTAATTGAAAATGCTTTAAATAATTCAAGCAAAGAAGGAATGAGTGTATTGGATTTATTTTTAGGCTCAGGTTCTACAATGGTAGCATCACACCAACTTAAACGCAAGTGCTTCGGAATGGAATTAGACCCGAAGTATTGCCAAGTTATCATTGACCGAATGAGAAAACTTGACCCGAGTTTAGTAATTAAGCGTAACGGAGAAACAGTGATTTAACAGAGATTTATGGCAGACAAATTAGACAATCTAAAACCATTTGCAAAAGGAGAAAGCGGAAACCCTAACGGAAGACCGAAAGGAAGTAAGAACCGCAGCACAATAGCCCGTCAATGGCTTGAGGTAAATCAGAACCTTAAGAACCCTTTGACTGGAGAAACTGAAACAATGTCTCAGGAGGACTTAATGACCTTAGCTTTAATCAAGAAAGCACGTGAGGGAGATGTTGCAGCTTACAAGGCTTTAATGGATTCAGGTTACGGGGCCCCAGTGCAGCAGATAGAGCAAACAATTTTAGAACAACCTTTATTCCCTGATGTTCAAGAGAACGACATCAATAAATAAAATACTCAGCTTAAAGAAGCGAGTTAAAATCATTCAGGGTGGTACTTCGGCAGGTAAGACTTTCGGAATACTACCCGTTTTGATTGACAAGGCAATACGCTATCCAAACACGGAGATAAGCGTAGTAGCTGAAAGTATACCGCATTTGCGTAGGGGTGCCTTAAAAGACTTTCTTAAAGTAATGAAGTGGACTAACCGCTACGTAGATGAGCAGTTCAATAAGTCTTTACTTACATACCAATTTAAAAACGGAAGCAGCATAGAGTTCTTTAGTGCAGACGATTCATCTAAACTTAGAGGTGCAAGACGTGACATCTTATACATCAACGAGTGCAACAACGTAACATTTGACGCTTACCTTGAGCTTTCCATTCGTACAAAGAAAGAGATATACTTAGACTTTAACCCTGCCAATGAGTTCTGGGTTCATACCGAATTAAAAGACGAACCTGACGCAGATTTCATCATCCTTACATACAAAGATAACGAAGCATTAGACGAGAGCATTGTCCGTCAAATAGAAAAGAACCGTGACAAAGCAGCTACGAGTTCTTACTGGGCTAATTGGTGGCGAGTGTATGGTCTCGGAGAAGTAGGAATGCTTGAGGGTGTAATCTTCGATAATTGGAAAGAGATTGACAAGATACCTGACGATGCAAGATTGGTAGGTATAGGACTTGACTTCGGTTACACGAATGACCCTACTGCAGCGATAGAAATATACAACTGGAATGGTCAACGAATAGTAAACGAAATTGTTTACAGAACAGGTATGCTAAACTCGGACATTGCTAAGGTGCTTCCGTCAAGCGTTACTATCTATGCTGATTCCTCAGAGCCTAAATCCATAGACGAGATTAGACGCTACGGAAAGACGATTAAAGGAGTTACGAAAGGCAAGGATTCAATCAACTACGGGATAGACGTAATGCAACGTCAAAGCTACTTAGTTACCAAGCAGAGTACAAACCTAATCAAAGAGCTGAGGTCATATTGTTGGGATGTAGACAAACACGGAGTAAGACTAAACAAACCTGCAGGAGGAAACGACCACGCTATTGACGCACTTAGATACCACGAAATGGAAAGTATCGGCTTAAATTCAAACTATGGACAATACGCAATCCGATGAGTTGCCTAAAATGAAAGCAGTAGTAGAGGAGTACATCTACAAGATAAGAATGCACTCACAGATGCTGGCAGCAGCTTATGCCTATGTACTACAAAAACAAGAACAAAAAGTTAAATAGATATGGAAATCCAAGTAAAAGTACCTACCTCACTAAACGAAATCCCACTTAAGCACTATGTGGACTTCTTAAACGTGCAGAAAGGTTCAAACGATGAAGAGTTTATAGCTCAAAAGATGATTGAGATTTTCTGTGGCATCAGGTTATCGGATGTGGCTAACATCAAGCTGACGTCACTTAACGAAATGGTTGCTCACTTTACAAACCTATTCAGCCAAAAGCCAGAGTTCAAACAGACGTTTAAAATCGGAGATATAGAGTTCGGTTTTATTCCGAACCTTGAAGAGATTTCTTTCGGAGAGTATGTGGACTTAGAGAACAGTCTACAAAGTTGGGAGACCTACAACAAGGCTATGGCAGTAATGTACAGACCTATCAAAAAACGAAAGGGAGACAAGTACGAAATACACGACTACAAACCAAGTAAAGACCATCAGGAGTTGATGCAGTTCGCTCCGCTTGATGTGTGCATAGCAGCATCGGTTTTTTTTTACAATTTAGGAAACGAGTTATTGACGGCTACCCTGAACTATTTGGAGAAGCAGATGAAGATGGACAAGAGCCTATCAATGACTTTAGCGAAACAACTCAATTTGCAAAACGATGGGGATGGTATCAGTCAATATATGCACTCGCTAAAGGAGACGTTACAAGATTCGATGAAGTTACCGCACTTCGACTTACTAAATGTCTCACATATCTCACATTCGAGAAACAAAAAAACGAAATTGAACAAAGACAACTCCAAAGACAATTAAGACGATGACAGGATTTTACACTATAACAGAAGCTCTACAAACACATTTCAACAATGACGTGTTAGTGAACACCGTTACTGAGGGCGATATATTCGAAGTAGACTTAAACAAGCAGACTATCTTCCCACTGGTACACGTAATGGTCAACAATGCGACCTTTGAAACTAACGTAGTACGCTTTAACATCAGCCTATTGGCTATGGACATCGTCAACATATCAAAAGACGAAACCACAAACATCTTTAGAGGCAACGCAAACGAGCAAGACGTACTCAACACTCAGTTAGAAATCTTAAATCGTGCTTATGCTCAAATGCTTCACGGTAACTTATGGGATTCTAAAGTAGTAGTAGACGGCAATCCTACTTGTGAACCGTTTACTGAACGCTTCGAGAACTACTTAGCTGGTTGGACTATGACATTTGACGTACTGATTCCTAACGAGGTTACTATCTGCTAATGGAAAAGAGCGAAGTTCAAAAGGCTTTAGAGCGATTTAGAGACCACGTTGTGAGCATCTCTAAGCGTAACCTTACAAACAAGCAAAAGAACTCATCTAAGAAGCTCTATAACTCAATTCAAGGCAAGGTAAAGGCGAACCCTAATAGCTTTGAAGTAGAATTTACAATGGAAGACTACGGAGTTTTTCAAGATGCTGGTGTTTCAGGTACAAAAAAGAAGTACAATACTCCCTACTCATATAAATCTAAGATGCCACCGCCTAAGGCATTTGACAAGTGGTTGGTGAAAAAAGGTATTGTACAACGAGACAATGGCAGATTCACTTCTCGAAAGAGTTTGGCTTTCCTGATTGCAAGAAGCGTATATAGAAACGGAATCAAACCAAGTTTATTCTTTACTAAACCATTTGAGGCAGCATACAAAAACCTACCTCAAGAGTTAATAGATAAGTACGGGTTGGATGCGATAGAGTTATTCAACGAACAAATAGACGAAATATTAAGAAAAAATGGCTAACATATTTGCAAGAAGTCCTTACATCATAGAAATAAACGAAACGGGGCAAGTAGAAACAAAGATTGAATTAAGACTATGGAACGGAACTGGCTCTGCACCTACTGCACCTCAGTACATTCTAAGTAAATTGATTCCTGCTACTAACGCACCTGCTACTTACTACGACTTATCTCCGTACATCCGTGAGTTCATTGAACACAACTCACTACAGACTCAACCTACAAGTAATGCTGCAACTCCAACTGCTCAATGGTGTAATGTAGAAGTAAAGAAATACAAGCGAGTGACTAATACTTTCACTCAGGTAGGTTCTACGGAAACTTACTATGGTTTTGAGGGTTACGGATACTTTGAGCAAGGCTACAATCCTACCTTGTCTGAAATACTACTACCTCAAGGAGATTACTACTATGCTTATGGAGCGGAAGTTGGGTGGATTACAGTAAACACCGCTTATGCAGAAAAGGTTAAATACACGAACCTTTCAACTGCGGCAACGCAAACGATAACACTTGCTACTGATGTAATCCGTGACGTTACACGTGTTTACTCAGGTTGGGAAACTGTAGGAAACAAATTAGAGTTTTTAGATGCGTCTAACGCAGTTTTATGGACTGCTTATTTTTACCCAAAGACGGAGTGTAAATATAACCCCGTACAAATTGACTTCGTTAATCAGTATGGAGCTTGGCAACGTGAGTGGTTCTTTAAGGCGTCTTATGATAACTTCAATGTAGAGAACAAAGAGTACAATACTTTGCCATCGCAGTATCCTAACTATTTAACAACTGAGGGTCAACGTAAGGTCTTCAATTCAAACGGAAAGCAAACTATCCGAGTGAACACTGACTGGGTTGAGCAAAGCTACTCAGAAACGATTAAGCAAATCTTACTAAGCGAGAAAGTTCTAATCAACAAGAAAGCAGCCAAGATAAACACGAAAGCTACTGAGTTATTCAAGAGCATAAACACTCATATGATTAACTACCAATTAGAATTTGAATACGCATTTGATACTATCAACTCAGTAATGTAATGGATAGAAAAGTACAACTATATGTCAGCACGACAAGCTACCAGAATATAACTACATCAGTAGTAAACACTTTCTATAATAACGTAACTGCAAACGGAGGAACTTGTGAGAGTGGTCAATGTATGCTTGACTATCTTGAATCTCTCGGAGGTCTCTATGGCAATTTATCAACCGCTGAAAGACTTGAGCTATTCAATGACGAACAAATACAAGTAACAAGCACCGTTCAAAACGTACAAGACATATCCAAGACGTTTACGGACTTTTCGCAGTCGTTTACAATTCCTGCTAATGACCACAACAACGGAATCTTACAACACTTCTATCAGTCCGATGTCAATGCTTTGATTGATTACAACATCCGTTTAGATTCATTCATTGAGATTGACTTTACGTTCTTTAGACGAGGCAAGCTGCAGGTTGAAAAGGCCAACCTAAAAAACGGAAGACCTGAAAGCTACTCTGTAACATTCTACGGAGATGGGCGTACTTTAAAAGATTACTTTGGAGAGGACTTACTTTCTGATTTAGATTTAACTGCCATTTCTCACAACTTCGTTTCATCTGAAGTAATTGCGAGAATTACGAATGCAACCAACTTATACGATGTCAAGTACCCTTTAATTACTTCAAATAGAATTTGGCAGTATCAGTCAGTGCCTTTAGGAGCTCCAGTACCTAACTGGCTAACATCAACCTTAACTCAAAATGACATTCACTCTAATTCAGGTGCTATAAACAAAAGTGAGTTGTTTCCTGCTGTAAGAGTGAGCAAGATATTTGAAGCTATAGAGACAAGCTACGGAATTACATTTGATAGCACTTTCCTAAATGATGAGAGATTCACTAAGTTGTTCTTATGGTATAAAGGTAAGAACACTTTGGTACGTACTTCCTATGGATATGATTTAACTGCAGATACGGTCACACCAACTTTTGTCAATTACGATTTGACTTCAAGTTATGATTCGGCTACCAATCAAGTAACAATTCAAGAATTAAATGGTGTTCTTACACATAACTTAATCTACAATGTAACTGCTACAACGAGTTCAGACGATTACTATATTGACGTGTATCAAAACGGATATTTATTCAACACTATAACTGGAAGTGGCACGGGTACTTATACGTTAAGCACAGTCAATCAGGTAGCAGGATTATACCAAACTTATACAGTTAAAATACGTACAACGGGAACTAACACAATTACATCTAATCTCGTTTACGAAGTAGAGTATATCACAACGGGTACTCTCAATGTTGATTATTTGACAATTACTTACGATGATTTAAGTATGTTGTTGATTCT